ATTATTTAGATTTCCCCTCTTAGGCAACGGCGATACTTACTTCATTTCCTTTGTAATATCCTTTGTCTAACAACGATTGGGTATAAGCTGAACCACCCCAATTGGGATCCATGGGATTATCACTGATGGCCGCATTTTCTTTTTTCTTGTCCATCGCATCTAAGGGTGTCGTGGTTCCTACATAATAACTGGTGGGGTCATATCCAGGATAGGAATTTTTATTATAAGGTGGGTCATTATGAGTGGCATCCACTAATAAGGTGGGATTGGGATAAGCGGGTTCTCCCAACGGATCCATGGAGCTTTCCATAAGTGGAGGAACTTGTGATGCGATGCCAACGGGTGCTGCGGGAGATGGACGAAGACCTCCTTGAGGTTCAGTGACGCTTGGTCGTGATTTATACACACGATTGCCTTGTGCGTCATAGGTTTCTTGCAAATACAACACGGGACATCGTATATTTTGACTTCGTTGCCAATCTAGGAATTCGGTATAGTCTTCTAAATTGGAGAATTCAATAGGATTCACGCCAGGAACTTGTGCCAGTTTGGAATTATAGAGATAAAATTTAGATCCTTTTTGAATGAGCATATTGGGACATCGAGGTTTGCTTGTATTATTAGAGAACCCTTCTGCATTTTTTACATAGAAGAATAACCCAATTAAAAAAGCGACCACAAATAAAAAGGTAAGTAAGGTCATTATATTAAAGTGTAGAAATAAAACCCGTTTATCTGTTTTTTCTTCTGTTTTTTATATATATGGTTTTTTTGCATGTCCGAAAAGAAAATGCAAAAAAAGAAAGTGCAAAAGTAAATCGGTTATTGCGCGAAAATAAACCAGTATTTGCGTTGATATATATGGAGGGATGTGGTCCTTGCAATGCCACTCGTCCAGAATGGAGCAAATTAGAACATCTACCTGCATTAAAAAATCGCACGGATATCGTGATTGCGGACATTGACAAAGATTATATTGATGGTATTCCTCATCTTAAAGAGAATATTCAAGGATTTCCAACACTGCGTTATTTTACAGAAGGTGGCAAAAAAAAAGAAGAATATGAAGAAAGTGCCATTTCCAAAAAAGACAGAACAGTAGATTCATTTATGGAATGGATTGAATCCAAAGCTCCTAAAAAGGGTGGTTCTGTTAGATTAACGACGCGTCGTCGCACACGATTCAATCGACGCACCCGACGAACTCGTCGCACTCGACGCACTCGACACACTCGTCATTAACCAAGGTTTGTCCAAATCCAACATGACCCTTGAATAATTGGTAAATCGTTTTTCAATGTCACTATAGTCTTCTTTTTGTGTTACCGTTAATGGAATAATCAAATACCATGTATCAACGGCTTGAAGTCGAAACCAATATTTATCAATTGCATATAATGCATGCTGATAAGGTGTTTGTATCAGATTGCGAATACCTGTTCGATAGTTGTCAATTAATGTGTCATAATAATGATTTCGAACCAAATAACCAGTGGTGGTTTGACAATGCATTACTTTTACACAACAATCATCCACCTTTTCATAAGGAGGTATATTATTACCAGCAATCAATGCCACATCAAATTCGGAACCATGTTTCTCCAAAAAGGCATTGCATTGTTGCACAAATTGTTCTGGACGTGTAAATAAAATATCGTCTTCCACAATGAGAATATGTGGTAAATCTCTATCTTTCGCCATTTCCAATAAAGACAAGTGGCTTAAACTACATCCTAATGCACCATTGGTCATTTTCACTGCTCTCCATCGAATCGCATTTTCAATGCCAATATTTTGCAACTGTTGTTTTACATGATATTTACGATCTAGACGCTCGTCTAAATTAATATAATAAATATGTTGAATATCCGCGATACAATTCATTATGTAATAAAAATATAATAATGTGTTTATATTTTTATTTATTTGTTTTTTTAAGGATTGCGAGGATTCGCAAAAGGACCACTTATTAACTGGCTTTGACCATTGTCCGTATTTCCAACCACAATGTTTTCCCCTTCAAACAATTCTTCATGTATTTCACTCGAAGAAACGGTATCTTTTAAACGTAACACACTTTCTTGTGTATTGGCATTCACACCAATTAAATTACCATTTTCGTCAATTGTTTGCGTCAATAAATTGCCCGTTTTTTCTGCCTTTTTCATGTTTTCTTCTATTGCCTTTTGTTTTGCCTCTTTCACACGATATTCAAACTCCGTCTTCGCTTTGGCTTCGTTTTTCGCCTTTTCCTTCATCAATTGATTTAGTTCTTCTTCCAAATACTCTACTTGACCTACTTTATACGCCTCAATATCCATAGGAACCCATAGTCCAACTGGACCCACGAATATATCATGATTGGGATTAATTTCACGCAACAACTTGCAACGCAATTCTGCTTCTTCTTGGGTTGGAAATGTTCCAGAAATTTTAAAACCTCGCACATTGGTTTGAAATTCGTGTTCCACATTATATTGGTTTTGCAGTTCTTCTTCATGTTTATCCAAAAAGTTCTTGAAATCTTCGGTAATCGTATATTTACGCAATTGTTCCGTTTCTTCCTTTACGAAATCTTTTAAATCGGCACTAGCATCTTCAAATGAAAAAGAATATTTGAAGGATAAAAAGTTCAAAAATGCCACGAATTTTTCCATAGAATTTGTCCAATCCCATTGTTTCACAAACTCTTCAAAATAAAAATGTTCTTTGTTCTTAATGATTTCTTCAGGTGAACAAAAAGATGCACAAAAAAATTTTTGGCCAGCAAGGGGTTTATCTTCATCCAATAAATCGACATATTTAGGATTCGGTTTTCCATTCGCCAACAATTTTCTCTCAAAATTTATCTTTTTACCACCCAAATTTTTCTTGTTGCTTGCCATATAAATTATTTTGTATTTTGTGTTTAAGTTTTTTTCTAATGATTAAATATATGAATAGTTTCATAAACGTCACCGAACTGATTAAGAGAATTATTAAATATTTAGTAGAAGGTTTAATGGTCGCCATTGCCGCGTATGCCATCCCCAAACGTTCTCTCAATATTGAAGAAATTGTGTTGATTGCTTTAACTGCCGCAGCCACCTTTAGTATCTTGGATACATATATTCCCAGTATGGGGGCAACCGCGCGTTCCGGTGCAGGATTTGGTATTGGTGCAAATCTAGTAAAATTTCCTGGTGGATTTTAGAGTGAATAGCCACTGATTATAAATACCAACTTAGCAACTTAACCAAACTTTCACTAACATATCATTATTGTCATTATTATATATACATATTATAATGACAAAACATAGACGTCACTCTAGAAAAAGAACACGTCGTTCTTCTCGTCGTCGCCGACATACGTATAAACATATAGGAGGTGCTTGTTTTGGAAATGGGGTGGGTTCCAATCATGTCGACCCCAATTACTCTATTTACAATACACGAGCACTACAACTATTTCCTTACCGTGCGACTTAATGTCCCAACAAATCCATTAGTTTAAACAAGGTTTTACTGGATAAACCTTTGTGTTCTTTTACCTTACATGACGATATCCATTCCATGACTTGAGGTATAGTTTTTCCATCGTGCATTGTGCAAGGACATTCATTATATAATACACCTGTCTTATCATATATCAAGACGATGGTTTCAATCAATTCATCCACTACATTTTTTTTATCTTCTTGGTCCATATATTCCACTACTTTAGACAACAAATGCAAGGTAACTTGCACAAACTTTTCTTTAGAAACAATTCCATTGGACATTAAATGGAAATAAAACAGAGAAAGGGATTTACGTTTTTCATTTAATTTATTATTTTCGCAAAACGCGTCATAATCAATGGCAGAATCTACGTATTGAATGTTATGAAATAATTCTGTAAATTGATTGAAATTTCTCTCGAATATTTCATACATGGGTTTATATTTTACGACACATTCTGAATACAATTCTGCATATATTTTCGAATAAAAACGGTTTTTCGAGGCAATGTCAAATATTAATGTCCCAATTTCTCCTTGATTAGATGCAGTCTCTATAATTGGCAAAATCGCATTGCGTATGTCCAAAAAGTTTTTATCTGTCAATTTGTTCAACAATAAACGAATTTTCACCAAATGCGATTCGTCCTCCTGTTTTTCACCTACCTTATACACTGGCGGGTGGTGAAATCTTTTTTTATCTCCACGATGTTTTGAGGTGACAGCAGTAGCAGGTTCTGTTTTAAACAATGGCGTTTTAACATAGGTAGGCGAACTTACTTGCATCGTCAAGTCATGAATTATTTTATGCGTATTTTCATCTAATGTTGTATGTATGTTCATCGCCAAAATGTCGTGCATCGCATAACATTTTATGGAAGCCATCTATAATGATATCATATTAAAAAAGTTTTATATTTCAATTCTTTTAATATATTACTACAAAAAGGTCGATGTTTATACGGAGGTGGTAAGTGAATGTGTATATGGATTATTTTTAAAGGCTGTCAAAATATCTGGATTGATACGTTCGCATCCAGCATTTTCGTCATATGTTTGTGGCGAACGAACTGTTCCATATGTATTCACAGAAGGTGGCAATCCAGATAATCTCGAATAGGCCGGATTTACTCGTCCATCAAAACGGTCACTGTCGTTTTTCTGCGTACTTAAATGCATTTGTTGATTGAATAATTGTGTTCCTCCCATATTTGGCCGATTATCAATCGATTGTGACTTGATGTCATTATTGTGTTGGCGATAGGCCGCTTCATAACTCATATCACCAAAACCAGTTGCATATCCACCTGCTGGTGTATAATATTGGCAACTAGTCGTATCACGTTGTGTATTGTCCGGATTCGTATAATTATTCACATACATTCCTTCTTTTTGATTGTTGATATTGAAATGGGGAGAATAAATCGTCGTCTCTTTGTTCGTCGTATTGCTTGCTTGTTGTGGATTATATACATAACCTTTGGGAACAGAACGAGCATCACCAAAGATACGCACATTGGCAATCGTCTCATCTTTGCGTGTCGGCTTCAATACATCCATAAAGGGCGCAATAACCGCACTAATTGCACCACGGAATCCACTACGAAATCCATCTGGTTGTTGCACCGTGCTACGATGATTGGCATAATTGGTGTGACTACGTAATGCGGCTTCTTTATCTTCATGTGTCCCCCGACCAACTGCAGAGCAATGATTGACATCCGTAGCCAACAACTGTATTCGGGTGCTAGGTTCATAATTTTGAGGTGCAGTTCCTACATGTTTATCCCCAGCCCCTGCGGGTCCCATATAATGGACTGGAATGTCATTGCGTCGCACAATGCCTGTTTCTTGAATAGGACGTAAAGAAGTGGCTTTTTCTGCCCCCGTGGTAGTGAACCAACGGTCTTGTGAATTGACGAAAAATGTATCAGGACGCTGTTTTTCTACTCGGCCCAAAAGTTCTGAACCAGGGACGTTTTTTATATA